AAGCGGTCCATAACTCGAACTACGCCTTTCTTGCCATGACGATTTTTAGCAACGATTAATTCAGTGACACCTGATGGCAGGTCGTCTTCACCAATGATTGGATTTGCCAGAATGATTTGGTCTGCGTCTTGTTCGATCTGGCCTGATTCTTTTAGATCCGATGCTTTTGGACGTTTGCCTTTCTCAGACTCACGGTTAAGCTGAGCCAACGCGATAACTGGGCAATCAAACTCTTTTGCCAATGCTTTTAAATCACGGCTAATTGAACTCACTTCCTGGTAACGATCTTTCTTGCTCGGGTCACGTACTAACTGAAGGTAATCAATTACGATGCACCCTAGTTTTTTGTACTTGCGCTTAGCTTTACGCGCCCAAGAATGTATTTCTGCAATTGTTGGCTTCTGCTTGTCTTCGATGTGGATTGGTAACGAACTGAATCGTTTTTGTGCCTCTGCAAATTTAGCTAACATCCCATCAAATAGCTCAGCGTTGTGGATGTTTTCATAAGGGATTTGCGTCAAAGCTGAGATACAACGGTTTGTGAATGTCTCAACATCCATTTCCGCAGATACAAATAAAACAGGCTCTCGGTACTGCACAGTTGTTTGAATCACTAGCATTTGCGCTAAAGTCGATTTACCTGAACCAGGACGACCACCAACGATGCAGAAGTGCCCTTTTTGAATTAATCCAACCAGATTGTCCAAATGAGTTAAGTTGAACTTTACGCCCGTGTATTGCTTGTTAGCTTTAGCCTCAGCCTTTTGGATTAAACGATCTGTAGCGCGGTTCAAAGCCTCTTCAAATGTGAAGCTAGTCTTTTCAACATCGTTTGAAGTTTTCTTTCCATCTAGGATGCTTTCTGCCGCAATGTGAACGTCAGGGATTGTTAGGTCTTTTGCAATCTCTGCAATGCTTTGCCCGATATGCTCAACTTCGCGGTGTGCCTTAAACTTGTTTAGCTCAGCAACATAAGACTCCAGGTTGTAGAAGCTTGAAGGCGCTTCACTGCTCATTTGAAGCAGGTATTCGGAACCGCCCATCAAATGAATTACGTTTTTTTGTTTAAGCTGCTGCTCAACCATAACGAAGTCATACGGTTTGTTTTCATTCGCAAGGTCTGCAATTGCCTGAAAGATTTGCTTATGGCGTTCTGGAAAGAAACACTCAACATCAAGATCATTGCTTACAACGTCAAACGAGTTATCCACAGTCATCAAAGCTGTAAGAACCGCTTGTTCCATTGGAATGTTATGAATATGCGACATTACCAATCCCCCATGTCCACTTCATAGCTTCCAGGAACGGGAGCCATGATTTGCTCAGCTTTAGGGAACATGTTGATAAAGCGATCTAACTTTTCTGGTTCACGACAAATTAATTCGATGTCAGTATATCTGCCCTGAACATGGTAATCAGACTTAGAACAATTTGTGATTGCCAATTTGATGTCTTCAACCTGGTAACCGTCAACAAGACGAGCTTGGATTTTTCTAGCACGTTTGTCAGAAAGTAATGTTTTCTCGTTCTTGTTAAATACCACTTTCCAGAACTCGAAAATTTCACATATATCTTTCTTAATATTTTCTTTCTTATTTGTTTCTTTCTTAGTAGTACCATTTTCGGGGGTAGTCTCCCCTCCATTTTGGTGGGTACTCCCCATACCATTTTCGGGGGTAGTGTCCATACCATTTTCGGCACTACCATCCATTTTGGCAGGTGGTTCAAACTCAGGATGAATGATTGAAAATTTATTAGTTTCACCAGTTGATCTAACAACCAAAACCAAACCTAATTGTTCAAGTTGACGAACTGAGTCAGTAAGTGTTTTTAATTTCTTGATTCCAGTCTTTTCTTGAAGGAAGCTAGAAGTAATCGACCAGTTACTACGGCAAAAACCATCAGTAAAGCGGTTAATCACTACGTAGCATTTCAAAGCGCTACCTGTCATTTCAGACACATAGCCCTTATCCACCAGGTAATTTGGTGTTCTAGTGTATTTATCTTCCACTGGGGTGGCCTGCTTGAGAAATTGTTCCAGGTTAAAAGCCGTATTCATCAAACACCTCGCATAACAAATGCGGCTAATTCAGCTTTCGCTTTAGCCAATGCCATAGAGTTTTCGAGAGTTCGATTAAGCACATAAGCCTCAACCGCTTTTTGAAACAAACTAATCTTCCGATTTAGTTCAATGTCTGCTAATATTGAATAGTTCATTTGGTCCTTCTCCGATTGAACACTAAGCCTGATCCACGGAATCAGGCTTTTTTATTTGAATAAAATCCGCATGTATTCAGGTGAAGTGAATGCATGTGCTAAATAAACTCGCGTTGCTTCTGCAATTTCAGGTGAGCAATACACATCACTTTCTTGCACAACCTTCAAACCAATGGCTGTCAACAAAAAGCTAATAAACTCAATCTCAGTCCATCCATTTGATTTCTTTTCTGTTTTCATCCGTGAAAGGATGCTTGCATCGACATTTATCATCTCTGCTACTTGTCTTTGATTGCTAGCGTTAAGTGCTTGCAATATGAGCGACTCGTTATTGCTAGCGCTTGCAGGCAATTCATTTGATACTTTGCTCATAGGTAAGGTCCTAAGCGGTTAATGATCCAAGGTTTCTACATTTTGTCGTCTGGGGACGAAGTTCAATCCAAATATCTTGATAGTTATCAGGGAAAAGCTCTTTTCGTGTTGTTAAACCAAGATCTTCAGCAATAACTGCTAACCTGATTTTTCTATCAAGGGGAATAGCTTTCCATCCACTAACTGATGACGGAGCAATCCCCAGAAGTCTTGCTACCGCTGTGACACCACCTAGCTTGTCTATAAGTTGTGCGTCATTCATAACGTGCTCCTAATTTTTCTTTAATTATTAGGCATTCCTTATATTAAATCAATAGGAATACCTAATTTTATTTATGTTAGGATTTCCTAACATTGTGAGGATAGTTGTATGAACACTCTTGCTGAACGACTTAGATATGCCATGGAAGTATTGCCACCTAAAAAGATCAAAGGTGTCGAACTTGCTCGTGCAGTCGGAGTAAAACCTCCTTCTGTGAGTGATTGGCTATCTGGTAAATCCAAAACAATGGAAGGAGAAAATTTATTACGTGCTTCAAAATTTTTGAATGTTAATCCTTCATGGCTAGCATCTGGAACAGGAGAGATTCAAACAAGCACTAAGGATAAATTTAAGCAACTTGATATCGAGAAATTTAAAAAGAAATACAATATTAGTGATAGTGATGAAGCACTTTTATTTTCAACAATTATCGAAAAACCGTTTATCCCATCATCTAAGCGTTGGGTTCCTGTAAAAGCTTACTCCAAGATGGGCATGGATGGCTATTTCACAGATATGGGTTATGAAGGCAATGCTGGAGATGGGTATGTTCCAACTCACTCAGCAGGACCAAGAGCCTATGGCATTAAAGGCACTGGCGACTCAATGTTTCCAGCAATTCGTAATGGCTGGTATGTTGTATGCGACCCTGATGCAGATCTTGTGCCAAATGAGTTTGTTCAGGTGTGCTTGAAGGATGGAAGATGCACAATTAAAGAATTTGTCGGCATCAATGGTGGGGTTTTAAGTTTGCTTTCTGTGAATGGTGGTGAGCGATTTTTCTTTGAAATGGACGAGGTTGAAAGTATTACCGCTATTACAGATATCGTGCCGCCAAGTCAGCATAGACAAGAACATCCTTATTCGCATTAATCACAGGAAGACTTATGGACAATTCAAAACGACCAATCAACCAGATTATTGCTCGCATCAATGATGCTGCGAAACATGGTGAAGCTTTGGTGCTAACAGCCGAAGAAGTGAAGATTCTTTCTAAAGATATTGGCGACAAAGTCTTTATTCCTGTGCTTACTAATGAGCAGGTCGTGCAGTTGGTAAAAGAAGGAAAGCTTGGGCAAAAGATTAATAAAACCAAAGATTAATAAACTGTGAACCCGACACAGTCTTTTAAATGTGGGGTATATCACTTATTGGATAGCAATATTTATTGATGTTTTAG